CGGCACGGCCGTGCCGGGCACGGCCTCGACGCCAAGCTCGACGATCTCCTGGACCAGCGGGCGGTCAGGCACGGCTCACCTCCTCACGGTGTTGGGTGCGCTTCACTGCGGTACGTGCCGATCAGGTGGCGATACGAGACGCCGGCCTCGTCCTCGGGCAGCCGGCGGAAGTCGATCCGGCGCAGCTTGTAGGCGTACGTCTCGCCGCTGGTGCCGCTCCGTCCGTCGAGGACGGCGTCGACGCGGCGGGCGATCGAGACGATTGGGCCGTACGACAGTCCGCTCGTGACGAGGCGGACGTCGACGTCAACGGTGCTCATGACGTGTGAGCCTGAGAGCGTGACGGTATCGGGCGCGGCGACGAGCCCCACGGTGGCGGCCGGCAGCTGGACGCCCTGGGGGACGACGTCCTGGTAGATCCGTCCACCCAGCAGCGTGTTGACGCCGGAGGCTCCCGTGTCGGACGTCAGGGCCGTCCAGACGAGCGAGCAGACGTCGTGGCCCTCGAGCGCCATCAGCTGAACCTCGCGAGGATCGCCCGGATCTGGTCGGCGAAGCGCGGCAGCACCAGCCTGGCGGCCGGACGCATGTACGGCCTGGCGGCGCGGCCTCTGGAGCCAAACTCCACCCAAACTCCATACGACGCTGATGGACCACATACCCCCCGGAGCCCGTTCTCGCTGAACTGGCTCGTAATGCTTCGGCGCAGGTGCCCCGTGCGGACGGGGACGAGCTCCTTGCTGCGCTTCTCCACCTCGAGCGTCGACCGTTTGACCTGCTCGACGACGGCGGCGTGCAGCGCGTCGGACGCCTGCGGGATGTGGTTGACTACCACGCGGACGGCGACGGCCGGTTTCGACGGCGCGGCCATCAGCGACTACTCCCGGCCCGCGCCGAAGCGCTCGACGAGCTCGTGATACCGCTGCTCTGATGCCCTGAGCTGGTCGGATAGGTCGTCGCGCTGGTGCTGGATGGCGTCGATCCGATCGCGATAGGCCGCGAACAGCAGATCGAGCACCTTGCCGATGAAGCGCCAGAGGATGACGACGCCGGCGCCGAGCATCGCGATCGGCAACGCGTGCTGCTCGATGAGCGCCTGCCAGTCCACATCAGGGCACCAGGCCGGCCGCGAAGCAGACGGCGACGCCGAGCTCGAAGAGGTGGACCGGAGCGCCCTGGCCGACGCCGAACGCGGCGAGCACGATCATGATGACGCCGACGAGGAGCACCGCCCGGGATGCGTAGACCATTACGTCACCTCGCTACAGGAGCACGCGCGGGCGGTTTCGTAGCTCTCCCCCTCGACGCGGCCGACCTCGAACGTGCGGCCGTTGATGACGAGACGGTCCAGCACGGTCACGTCCGTGAAGGCCGGCAGCCAGATCCGCCAGTCGTTCAGGGCGCGCGTCTGGGCGGCCCCGCCGACGCCTTCACTCGCGGTCGTCGTCCGCGACGAGATCCGGGCCGGGATGCCCGTGGCGATCGTCGTCCAGCCCTGGACCGGGCCGTCGGCGGTGTTCGTCTCGACGTAGCGGACGATGTCGGCCAACTCGGGCAGGAAGCCGCCCTGCACGCCTCTGAGAAAGTCCAGGAGCGCCGGTGAGATCGCCATCACGCAATGACCACGCGGCGGTAGGTGTCGAGGATGGCTCGCGCGGCCGAGCCCTCCGGCGCCAGGCTCGACGATGACGACGCGCCGCCGCTCGATGCCGCCGACGTCGTGGTGAAGCTGAGGTTGACGTCGTTCTGCCCGACGCTCACACTCTTGAGCCCGGCCGCCTCCGGATACGCCTCGGCGAACGCCGACGACGCTTGAATGGCGAGCTGACGGCCCATCTCGCCGGCCGCGATCATCGTCGCGGCGAGGCTGATGTCGGCCGGCACGCCGTCGCCGAATTCGTAGTCGACGAACGCCAGCAGGTCGGGGTACGGGTACCCCCAGCCGCCGGAGATTGTGACGACGCCATTGGCCGCGTCGACGACGTCGACCTGATCCGGCAGCAGCGTCGTCTCGGTCGCGCCTGGCTGCGCGGTCCGGAGCCGGACGGCGAGCACGCCCGAGACCGGCCGGTGCGCGAGGTACAGGATGCCGTACGCCGCCGGGTATGACGCGTTCGACGGCACGACGTTCGTGAGCTCGTTCGGGACCGGAGACGCCGCCTGCCACGAACGGCCCGTGTAGCGATCAATGAACGTCGTGACGGCCGCGGCGACGGTGTCGGCTTGCTGGGCCTGCTCCGGCGTGAACGTCACGCCCAGATACGCCGAGATCGCGGCAGCATCGGTGTACACAGCCATCAGCCGCTCCCGGCCAATGGGTTCCGGAGCCTCGGGTCCGGCTGTCGTGGCGGTGTCGCCCGTGACGCGGTCGGCCCCCGTTCGGGCCTGATCACCTTGTCGTCGTAGCCCGTGCGCCGTTGGGCCGTGTGCTCGTACTGCTGAGCGAGTGACCCGCGCACATCGGTGGTGCCGGCCACGACGACCTGGCCGGGCGCGAGCTTCGAGAGCTCGCGCCCGTCCGCGTCGAACACGGTCGCGCCGGCCTCGCCGACGCGGTACGTCGTCATGGCCTCACTCCATGTAGATGCCAGTTACTGCTCACACCCCCGTGACCCTACATGCAGCCGATGGCCTGAAAAGGCTAAAAACAGCCCGGAGCTCGGCCAGGATCGTCAACATGTTCCGTACAAATTGATCGTTGATTGTCCCCGTCCGGATCGCGCCCTGCTCGCGGTCGAACAGCATCATCTGCGAGAAGTCCGCGACCAGCGCCGTGTCGACGGGCATGCCGATCGCCAGGACGACCGGCCGTCCCCAGAGCGTCGTCGGGCCGGCCACGTTCGGCGGCCCGAGCAGGTAGCCGCCGAGCGTCCCGGAGGCCGCGTTCTCGCGGGCCAGCCGCACGGTCTCGAAGTCGAGCGGGTTCCAGACCGACGCGGTCGGGTTCGACAGGCCGGTGACCATGACGGCCGTCATGGCGTGGTAGATCGCGTCGATCGACGTGCCCGACCCGGCCCCCAGCCCGGTCGTCAGGATGCCCGGGTTCGACAGGATGCCGAGCATGTTCGGCGCCGCGCCGTTGCCGGAGATCACCTGCGTCTCGAGCGCCAATTGCAGGTGCTGGAGCAACTGGTTGTCGATCAGGCCCCTCGCGGCCGGCGCGTCGGCCAGGAACTGGTTGGTGACCGGGACCCACTCGGCGATGGTCGCTACCGGCAACGATCGGAGCGTCCAGCCGATCGCGCCCTCCGGCTTCAGGCCGGTCGTCCCGGTGGTCGCCGTCGCCTCGGCCACGGCGGCGGCATTGTTGGTCGACGTCGTCATCTCGTAGTACTCGATCGAGTTGGACGTCGTCGATGCCGTCGGGATCAGGTCGAGGATGGTCGTCTGCCGCCAGAGGTAGTCGAGCCCGGTCACGCGGTCGGGGCGGATCAGCGGCCCGCCGACGCCGGACCCCGAGTAGACCAGCGCCTTGCGGAGCAGGTAGTCGAGCAGCGAGCCCTCGACCTGGACCGAGAGCTCGACGCGGTTGGCCGGGTTGTGGAACAGCCCGAGCTCGGTCGCCCGCTTGTAGTCGGCCGACTCGACGAACTGCTGGCCGAACATCTTGACGGCGCCGTGGGTCACGTCGGTCGTGACGGCGCCGTCGGGCTGGCGATGGGATTCGCTCGGCCGAGCTAACCGCTTCTGGTTGTCGAGGATGCGCCGCTTGCGGGCCTCGGCGTCTTCGAGGCCACTGAGCTTGTCCTCGAGCCCGTCGATCTCGCCGAGCAGCCGTTTGGCTTCGGCGTGGTCGGCCGCGTTCGCATCGGCGGTCAGCCCGTCGGGATAGCGGTGCTCGATCTCGGCGGCGCGGTCGTAGAGGCTCCGGATCTCGGCCTGGGCCTCGGCGATCGTCATGCTCATGGTGTTTCTCCAGCATCAGATGTGATGCTCACGGCGATGCCGTGGCGGTGCCGGAGCCGGCGGCGGCGCAGCTCCAGGCCGAGATGCAGGCGCTCGGACGGCGCACGCTTGACGTCGGTGATCCGCGCGCGTGGCTGCGCCGGGACGGCGACCGAGCTGACCTCGTAGAGGTCGATCTTCGTGAGCAGCCGGACGCCGTCGGCGCGGTACTCGTAGTCGACCGGGACGTAGCCGATCGAGAGCGAGTCCAGGACGCCGGCCTTGGCGAGCTTGTAGGCGTCGGTGCCGGCGGTCGTGTCGACGATCGACCAGCGGCCGAGCAGGCCGGTGTCGTCCTCGTGGATCTCGAGCGTCTTGCCGATCGGCTCGAAGTGCTCGTACAGGTGCTTCGGCGAGCGCTGAGCCAGCGAGTCGAGGAACGCGCCCTTGACGATCACGTCGCCGTACGCGTCAGGGGTGCCACCGAAGACGCTCGCGTACCCAGAAATTTCCCAGCCGCCGCCCGTGAGGTCGACGAGCTCCTTGACCTCGAACGGGACGCTCTTGTATTCGAGCTCCATAGTCAGGCCCCGAGTCGCGCCTCAACGGGCGTCAGCATCGGGGCCTTCGAGGTCCTCTAGGCGGCGTCGATCGGGTCCAGTATGACGCCGGGTGAACGCATGGTCAAGAGCGGGTGATAGGACGGTGCGAGGTCAGGGTCTTGCAGTCGCGGCAGACGACCTCGACGCGGCCCTTGCCGTCGATCCGAGCTAACAGGCGACGGCAGCCCCGGCAGCGCAGCTCGCGCAGCTCGGCCGGCGGCGCCGGCTCACGCCACGACGACACGGGGAGACCCGTCGAAGACGGGAGGGACCCCGTCGTTCGTGAGGCGGCCACGAGCGTACTCCGCGATCGTCGACCAGGCGGCCGGCCAACGCCACAACTGACCATCGAGCGTATGATGCCGCTCGACGACCCGCAAGAGCCGGCGCGCCATCATCGAGCGGAGCGCGGGCCGCTCCACCAGCTCGCACAGGGCCGACTCCCAGTCGTCGACCGACTCGGCGACGACCCCCGTCACGCCATGCTCGATCAGCGAGCCGTAGACCGTCGGCGTCGCGACCACGCAGGCTCCCGCGACGGTCGCCTCGATCGCTTTGATCTGCGACTTGCAGCGGTTGAACGGCGAGTCGGCAACAGCGCAACAGGCGATGTCGACGCCGGCCAGCCCTTGCGGGTACCGCTCGAGCGGCAGCCACGGCACGACGAGTAGCCGATCGGCCGGCACGGCAGTCTTGATGACCGGCGGCAGGTAGCCGCCGACGACGAAGCGGGCCGCCGGGCACCGTGCGCTCACGCGGCCCCACGCTTCGGCCACGGCGACCAGGTCGTCGTCGGGCCGCTTGCCGCCCGACCAGCCGACCGTCACGGTCCCGGATGGGGCTGAGCGGCCCGGAGCGGCCCGTAGGACGCGACGGAACCACGGCAGGTCTATCGCGTTGGGAACGACCACGACGGGCCGTTCTGTGAGCGTCCGGACCAGCGTGGCGAGCCGTCGCGTCGACACGGTCACGCCGTCGCACTGCCGAAGGGCCCAGATCCGCATCCGCCGCTCGGCCTCGAGCTGGTCGGCCGTCTTGCCGTCGGCCCAGCCGAGCAGGACGGACCGTCGGTCGAGCTCGGGGCTGAACAGATCGTCATCGACGTCGAAGACGGCGAGCTTGCCGGCCCGTCGGAGCATCGCGAAGAACGCCTCGGCCATCGGTTTCTCGGCCGGCGACCAGGAGAGGCGTGGCAAAAGGACGCCATCGAATAAGGGCGCGACGGACCCGATGCCGGGCGCGTCCTTCCGATCCCAGCCGCACGGGTAGCCGCGCTTCTCCAGGGCGGTAAAGGGCGCCAGGACTCGCCAGTACGACGGCCCGCTCATATCGCCGAGCAGGCCCAGCATGGATGGCCCGTTTAGTCGTTCGGCCGGCACGTGCACCGCTCCGGGGGGTAGCCACAGCCGACACACGTCGGATCGTCGGAGGCCGGGTTGAGCACGTTGACCTCTCGGCCGGACGGGCAGATGATCGGCGGGTCGGTCTCGACGGTCTCCATCGGCGATCCCTCCGAGGACCAGGATACCGCTAGTGATCTACTCGATGTTGGAGCGTCACGCGGTCGACGAACGCCCAGACCGCTCCCGCGTCCATCCACCGCTTGATGCAGGCCCAGTCGGACGTCATCCCCGCGCCGAATGGGTAGAGGCCACGCTTGAGCAGGTCGGTCCGATAGAGGCAGTTCGTGATCTGGCCCTCCTGTGGCGGGTCGGTCCCGATGATCACCCGTCGATCTGAGTCCGGCCAGGTGAGCTCGACCTTCGAGTACGCGAAGTCGGCGCCGCCGGCCTCCAGCGCGTCGACCAGCGATGCGATATGGTCGGGCGCCATCCGCTCGTCGTCGGCGAGCCACATCTGGTACGTGCCGCGAGCCACCAGCATCGCGACCGTGATCGGGGCGGCGCAGAATGAGTCAGACAGGAACGACGACCAGTTGCGGCCAAGCTCGAGGATATCAAGCGTCACGCCGGGGAATCCGGGCGTCTCCCATCCGGCCGGCCGGAGCAGCGCATACAGGTCATCATCCGGACCGTCGGAGACGACGATATGCTCGATCGGGCGGTATGTCTGCTCGCCGACGTTCGCAACAGCGCCCATCGCCAACGCGTGCCGTTGCCAGGTCGGCGTCAGGACGGACACGAGCGGGCGGTCAGCCACGCGGCACCTCCCGAACCCACAAGCACGCCGGACGCTCGCACGCCAGGAATCGGATGCCGGCGTGGCTGTAGTAGACGAACGGCCGATGACGCCCGAGCCAGCACCACAGACGACCGCGGATGGCGACCAGGACCGAAACGAGCGGGCGGACGGTCACTCGATCACCTCACGCCAGCGGATCTCGACGGCGACGCGCGGCAATGAGCCGGACGTCGTCCAGGTGGCCATGTGGTCTCCGTCGTGCCCGCGCGGACGCTCGCAGACGGCCTCGTCTTCGACGCCGAGCGTCACGGTGTCGTCGCAGGTCGGCGTCGGGACCGGGTCGTACCACGAGAGCGGCCTCACGCCGAGCGCACCAGGTCCTCAGCATCCGTGATCGGAGCGAACGCCCTCACACACTGGGGATGCTGGAGCATGGCCGGCTCCTGGCCGAGCGGGAAGGTGCGGCCGTCCATCGCCGCGCACGCCTCGTCATAGTCGCCGTCGAGCACGCGCACGCCGACCACCACGCCGGACGCGACATAGCTGACGATGGCCGCGCTGTTCTGCGACATGCCAAGCTCACTGCGAGCCACGACGGTCGCTCTCGCTGCGCCGAAGCACGGCAGGTCGCGCAGCCGTCTAGCTAGCTCGGGGATGGCCTCACCGGCGGCCTGGCCCTCGATCAGCGCATCTTGCACGGCGTGGCGCGTCGTGTCGGTCATCCCGACGATGTTGCCGCCGGCGTCGGCCAGGAAACGACGGGTCGCCGGGTCGTCGAGGGTGAACGCCACTCCGAGCTCGGCCGCGACCAGGTCGGCCACGCGACCGAGCACGTCAAGCTGGAGCGGCGTCAGTGTCTCGGTCAGGAGCACGACCTCGGCCTCGGGGACCAGGTCGGATGGCGTATCCGCTCCCGCGCGCAGGCGCCTGACGACGCGTCGCTTCTGCTGCTCGAAGAACGCGACCAGCTCGTCGACCCAGGCCGGCAGGTCGGCCGCGCGCATCTGCTCGTACTCACGCGGCAGCCGCTCCGCGGCGGAAATATCGCCCGCTTCGCGTGCGACATCCTCGATTGCCTTGTGCTCGGTACGCGCCGGCAGCCTGACGACCTGCGGGCGGTAGCTCGCGGCGGCCGTCTGCCCACCACGGGGCCCCTCGGCTTCGCCGTCTCCCCGCGGCACGGCACGAGGTCCTGAAGCCGCCGGGCGCGGCGCCAGGCCGATCTCGGCACGCGCCTCGTCGGTCGTGATGATGCCGGCCTCGACCAGCGTCTGGAGCCGGGTCGCGAGCGCGTCCTGGTCGTCGGCGAGCGCTCTGACCTCCGACGTGTCGAACGCGACCAGCGTCGAGCGATCGCTCGTGAAGTCCGGCACGAGCTGGATGGTCAGGTCGGCCGCCAGCGACTTCCAGAGCGGCAAGAGCTTCGTCTCGGTGAACGACTCCCTCGCCTCCGAGAAATTGGCATAGGTGCTCCGGTCGAGGCCGGCCCCGAGCCCCGCGACGATCGCCGGGACGCCGAGCACGGCCGCGATCCGCTCCTCGGGGACGCGGTGGAGCACCTTGAGGTCCATCTGCTCGGGCGAGAACCCGAGCGCCGTCAGCGTCGCCCCGGGCGAGAGCACGGCCACACTGCCTGCGTTGTCGCCGCCGTAGGCCGCCTGAACCCGCGCCTTGAGCTCGTCGGCCTCGGCCTGTGTGAGCGTCTGACCGGCGTTGGCATCCTTGTCCCAGCTCAACGTCAGCCCGTTGATCGCCAGGTTCGCGAGCAGCCGATCGGCGTAGCGCGTCGCCTGCTCGTCGGAGCTGATCTCGCGCAGCAGCCGTCGCAGCGGCGCCGTCCCGACGCGGTGGTCGCGGTCGTCGAGCCCGTAGCGGAAGTGGACGACGTTGCTCGGAGCGATGTCCTCGTACCGTCCGGGCGCGTACCAGTAGCGGTACGCGTCGATGAACTGCTCCGACGCCGGGTCGGTGTACGGCGCGATCCGGGTCGGCGAGATCGGCCAGAGCTCGACGACGTTGCCGGTCTCGGGGTCGCCCGAGCGGAGCTTGCGCCAGTAGGCGTTGCCGTCGACGTGCAGGCAGGCCGAGACGTACGCCAGCAGCGTGTCCAAGGCGAAGTGCGGATTCGGATGCGCCAGCAGGTCGCCGAGCGGGGACTGGCCTACGGCGACGCGGCCGGCCGGGGTGGCTCGGTAGACCCTGAGCTCGGGCTCGCCGAGCGCGGTCGCGATCGCTTGCAGGCAGGCCCAGACGGCCGAGTTGCCGGCCGCCGCCGAGCCGTCCTGCCCGGCCAGCAGGTCGGACGCGCCGGGCCCGTAGACCAGCGTGCGCAGGCTCAGGGCCGGGCCGACCGCCAGCGGCAGCGACTTCTGCTCGGCCGGCACCGGCGGCAAGCGGTCCCAGCCACGCCGCTTGACGAGCGCATCCCAGAGTGCCACGGCGACCACCTCCCCTCGTTCAGTACACGTAGACGGCGCGCTGCTCCTTGACCAGCAGCTCGGTCAGTCCCCAGACGAGCGCATCCAGTCTATCTGGCGACGTGCCGCTCTCAGGCGTCCAGGACGTCAACTGCGCTTCGAGCTCCTCGAACACGTCGCAATGCGAGATTTTGCCCTGCTCGTAGAGCGCCGCGACCGGCTGCGCCCGGATCGCCTTGCCACGGCTC